GTGTTTAACATTATTACGAAAAGATCAATAGCAAAAGGTGAAGAGCTATTGTTAGATTACGAAACTTAAATATAATTTCGTGATCCACTCATTATATCATCACCACATTTCCTAAGATAACGAAGCAATGACACAACCTGACTTGTGCCACTGTACATAGGCAAACCAGTATTCAACTCTCGTTCGAGATCTTCAGGTTTGACTGCTTCGTAGTTCATCTCAACATTCCCCTCTTTATTTAAATACGCTTCTAACACAAATAGCTTTGCTCTAGTTTTTGATTTCATGACAAGGACTCAACTGACTTATCTGTAAATTGTAACAGTCGGCTTTGAATGTATAGCCGTTGTTATAATCAATATCCCCTTTTCTGTATAGAGTGGCTTCTTTGTAAAAGTTGTGCTTGGAGATGCCACCAAGAATCCAAGCCTTACTCATATCTGTAAGTATGCGAACAAACACATACGCATCACAATCTTGTTTAGTTCCATGCAACGCTACAGAACAATCATAGTGGGGTTGTGGTTTAGAGTTGCAACGCTTAGTCTTAACATCTATACGCATCCCATCTTTAACTAGATCATAATCGTATGTATTTATTTGCTTTGCATTAATACTATCAGCAACGACTAACTCACCTATCGCACCTACAACGTTGCTAGTGCCACCTGTAATACTTCCCTGCAATATGCCCACAGTAGAAGCTTTTTCCCTCGCACGGTTCATATAGTCGTCATTGATCGGTATCTCTATCATCAGCTTGCACTCAAGTCCACGACTTCGCAGGCATCTGCAGTGCATGCTAACTCACGAGATCCACTTGTATTATCTTCCTTTTCATACATAGAGAACTTAGTCCAGTCGAGTGATGTTGGCACACGCCCATTCCATTCGAGATATTCATCTGCATCTATGTCCTGATAAGGAGCTTGTTGATAGGTGTGATCGGAGAATGGTAAGAATGATACCCCTGATGCAATATCAAAGTTATCATACAACCATGCACCCACTTCCATCCACTCTTCTTCCTTTACAGAAATAGTAACGGATGGTTTGTGTTCACACCAGTTAAGTGCATAGAGTTTCCATAACTCTAGTTGCTCTATTGCACTCATCTCTGTTCTAGTGACTGCACCACTAGGAGATTTCATAGGAAACGAAAACACAGTAACACTATCAGGTTTTGTGATATCAGCTTCAAAAGGTATGCCTTCCTCTTTCATAAATTGTGTGAGTGGATCTTTGTTATCTCCACGCACAGTTCTTATATAAAAAGGATTGTGTCTAGCGTGTATACCTGACGCTGAATCAGTAAGCTGTGATACTGTACCACTTGGCTTCACACATGTAATAGCCGAGCTTCTTGGTATGCCAATAGCATCTGCATACTCTCTGTTTGTATCGATTGCAACTTGTTTCATTTCTTGTAACCAAACCTTTGAGTCTGTCATTTTTGACAAGACATTGTGATCCATGATACCAGTTAATGATACACCAAGCAACCTTTCTTCTTCTGTGTTTGTTTTCCAAACTCTACGTAAGTATTTTAAATCTGTAAGAGTAGATTGGAATGTACCCAAGATTGTTGCAACTCTTACCTTTGATCGTAAACTCAATAAGTCATCGCCCTCACGAACTACAACCTCTGATAGATTACAGAACTGATATGGTCTAAGGATAATCTCACTACATGGATTAGTACCCCACATGTGACCAGTCTGTCGTCTACCATTCTTTGCAACTTGTTCATCTGCAGCCTTACGGTTGAACATGCCACGCTCACCTGACTTTGACTCATACAGAGCTAACCACTCTCTCATGTAGGTTTCCATAGCAGGCTTGCCTTTGTAAGCCACAGAGTTGTTTGCCAACGCTCTTTGACCGTTGTTGTTCCACCACTCTCCTGCTTTTGCGTGAGCCATTTGGTCATCGTTCAAATTAGATAGGCTGATTAGTGCAGATCTACGCACTCCACCTACAACAACGACCTCTCCAACTTTGCACATGATATCATGACATTCTACTGGAAATAACTTTCTTCCCTTTGCACCCTTGAATTTATCAATAGTGAACTTAAATAAGTTAACAAGAGGATCAGGTCCTGATGCTCTCCCACCCATAATCTTCAGCTTTGCACCTGCAGGGCGTATCTTAGATACATCCCAAGAAGGTATCATTCCTGAATAGAGTAAAGCCACAAGCTCACGAAATGCTTTTGCCCACCCTGCTTTACTATCATCCACAACAATCACTACATCAGACTCTTGCATGTTTTCGCTAATGATAGGTAGCTTATCAACGTTCTCTCGTTCAACGCTAAAACCTACACCAGTGCCACACATAAGAATGTACATAGCTTCATCGAAAGATCGTGGACTATCTACTGGCAGATAACTACAGTTGTAACCACAAACGTTATCTCGCTTTAGTGCAGGTCCTGCAGTCATCAATGCTCTCATGGATGGCATGACGCTTAGATTAGTTATGTATTCTTCTATAGCGTGCTTATCACCTTTTTTCATTTTGTAGTTGTGCTTTTCTAACAAAGCTTCTTCCATAAAATCTACATACCTAGAAACTGTTTCACCCCAGTTCTCTCTTCTTCCCTCTTCTTCGAGCCAACGAGCATATCTAGATTTGTGTATGAACTCTTGATAGGATGTTGGTAACATGTTAGACGACATTCTTTTCCCCTTTTTTTATTTTGATTAGTTTGTTTAAATACCATCGTGCTTTTTCTAGATCTTCTACGCCATTCTTGTATGGGTATCTACAAAGATACTTCATGATGTTTCCTTGTAAATAAAATTCAAATCCATCTCCAGTTACAGAACTTATCATATCTATAGTTTCTATATTGGTTGCGTTATAATGTGGTGGATGGTCAACCATATTATTCATATCCTCTTCTTTCAATCTCTTTAACATATAATCATAGTACCCTATCAATGTTTGTTACCAAAATCAACTTTAATTACGTTATCTTTATACTTTATATTTTCACCGTTTTCATCTTTTATCTCACCGAACATTCTTCTGCTTGTATAATTAAAGGCAAGCTCTGACATACCAAAGTTAAATACTTCTTCACTTTTACCAGTAAGTATCCCTACAAGACCCTCATGTATAATTGATCCAACACTGTGATCCGTTTCGTTTTCATACTTGTTGCCAGTTGTATCATATGCGTGCATTTTGAATTTATCATCGCCTACATCAGTGAGTATGATGTAATAATGACCTTTTTTTAAATCCATTTTCTTTACAAATTCTCTTATCTCATCTTCATCCATTTTTAAACCACTCCACAGGTATTGACTTCTCTGCCCATCTGAAATCATGCTTGAGACACCAGTCAGCATAGGTTGTTTTACTGCCTTTGTAAATTTTATTACGTGCGTTCATAAAAACAAATCGTATATCAAGATCTTTGTGTTGTTGCTTGACCAAAGCCATTTTCACTCTGTCTGCCTTATCTAGGTGACCTTTCGCTTCTATGTAGATATCACTCTCGACTAGATAGAAATCAGGTGTGTAAGTTCTTGGCTTCGGCACATACAAAAACTTCTTGGACTCATACTCAAACTTGACTTTATTATCAGCCAAACCTTTTGCAAGTTGCAACTCGAACCGTGATCTAAATCGTAATCGTTTCATAGTGGCATCCTCAATCCTAACGACTGTATCCGTTTGTTCACGTACCCTGCCAGTTTGGGGGATTGTTTTTCTATTGTAATAAGTTCGTTTGTTAATTGGAATATCGGCAGGCATATCACTTTGCCTTGATTAGTAACGTATCGTATTGTTTGAAATTCATTTTCTACTTTCATTATATCTCGTTGTTCAGTGAGAGAGGTGAGAGTTCCATTGTCTGAAAAGTTTTCACGAAGAGTAAGGGGAATACCTCTTTCATGTTGACGTAAAAAAACAATATCTCTCCCACCCCCAGTCTCCACATGGGAGTCTATATAAACGTGGTACAAGTCCTCGTTTAATTCCATAAGATCTCTTTTATATTCACGAACATAAATAATTGACATTACAATGCTTTCTTCTTCAACTTAGAATACCACACTTGTGGTGGCTGTTTAGCCTTTGATGTTACCTTATCGTGTAATACTGCATCTTTCCAACAGTGTGCCTTAAAACTACACATAGTACAAGGCTTGGGTAATACTTTATTTCCAGTTCTTACTTCTTGTCCATCTAGCTTGTATGTTTCAAACACATCCTTAAATGGTACTTTGAACTCTAATGACTCATCGGTCAATACTTTAATTCTTTTCTTAGCATCAGCTAAATATTCTTTTCTGTCATCTCCCTGCCACTCAGGTGCTTCAACAACAGCAACTTCGCCACTTGATTTGTTTATAACTATCCACCCACCAAACGGCAATCCAGTTGCTTCTCCGTACAGATGACCTTGCATTATGTATCCAAATGGATCATCTTCTTTAATCTTTTCATATCCACCGTAACCAGTGTATTTAAATTTGTATGCCCACTCACTTGCAGACTTTATATCCCAAACTTTCTCTTGTCCAAACTCATCACGTATAATTAAATCCAACGTGCCACTTACATCTGTTTCATCTATTGTGAGTTTGACTGCTTTCTGTTTAGCCACGATATCAACCCCTGCCTGCTCAAGCACAAGCACTGCTATAGACTCTACTATATCTCCAAATAGAAATCTGAATAAAAGGTTGTAAGGTGTTTCTTGTTCGATACCACGTTTCTCAAGTAGTTGTTGACAGACTGGTCTGCCTAAACCTGACATACGTATCTTATAACTTTTCTCTTTGTTTAGCTGTACAGTCACAGCATCTTTGCACGAATTGGCAAAGTCCAAAACGGCTTCAGGGGGAAGAGTTACTTCCCCCCTACTAGCACGTTCCATATAGTCTTGGATTTTAAACTGGAGTAGCATTGAAATCGTTCGCTAAATTATCATCTGCTTCTACGATTTGTAGTTTAGATGAATCTCTGTTTTGCTCAAGAACAGACTGGTTGGCTGCCTTGACAGTATCAGCAAACTTTTTCATTAACTCCTTATCTTCGTTTGAGATATCAGTTTCGCTTTTGAGAGTTGGCACTGGTGTCCAGTATGTTACCGATCCTCTCTTCTGCTTAGCCGTAGCCATGTTGATCCAACATTTCTGCATGATCTTCTTTTGTTTGGTTAGGCTTTCAATAAAATTCTTCATTGGCACGAACCCTGACTTCTTGAAGTAAGCGACTACTGGGTGGCTTTCAATCTTGACTGGTTCTTTATTGGCTTTCGTAAAATCGCCACTAATTACACAATACAAAACTTGATTGCACACTGCAGTACGTGATCTTAGTTTGACTGGATCATCGTCACTTAGTTTCTCTTCCTCTTGTGCAGATAGACGACCACACTTGTTGCCACCCTCTGTATCAGGAAAGTCACCTGACATGGTAGGCTTTTGTACAGACTTGCAGGAAAAGTTACCTAGCTCCTGATCAAAAACGCTCCACTCATAGGTTCGTAATATTGGTCTAATTAAAACTGTTTTGGCGTAGACCATTTCGCCTTCATACATCATCTTCCAATCACCACGAGTAAGTGTTTGACCATCTTCAGTCTCTACATCGTAGTTTATGTTTAATCTAGATAGACCTTGATTTGACTTAGACGTGGTTGACTGACCAGTCAAGTTCATCAAAGATTCTATATCATCATTACTGAAAGATCCAACAATGTTATCAATTTCAGTATTCATAGTTTGTACGTTTGTGTCCATAAAATTTATCCTTTTCTATTTAAATTAAGGTTAACGTAATCAGAGGTTACAAACTTACTTCAGATAAGTCAAGCCAATTATTTCCTATTTTTAATTCTATACCGACTGGCATGTCATATTCTATGCCATACCTACGTTTCGTCTCACTTGGCAAACACAACATAGCTTCAGAAAGTGCCTTGATACACTGCTCTTCTTCACTCGGATGCACATCAAGAACGATGGAATCATGTACTGTGTTGCATATAACTGATTTCATTTCTTGCTTTCTCATCAGTCTATCTAGCCTTACCAACGCAATAGGCAATAGATCAGCCGTAGCGAACCCCTGAACAGGGTAATTACATATAGCAGTACGATTGGTAGCTGAACCCCATTCTGTCCACCTAGCGTCAGGAAACGAGTATTCTCGACCAGACGGCAATTTAACGAGTTTTGTAGTTACGGCTTCTTTCTCTAATTGTTTGTGCCACTCACTGACTTGTTCGTACTTTTCTTTGAACCTTTGATAGTATTGTTGCTGACTACGTGTGCCACTTACACCACCGTACAACGGTTTGAATGTATGTGCTTTGGCTTCTTGTCTAGAGCAACCTATGATGGATGCTGTATAGCTGTGGACATCTGTACCTTTTTCTACATCATCGTACACTTGTTTATCTTTTGCAAGAAACCCTGCTACCCTGAACTCTAACTGTGAGTAATCGCCTTCAAGTATTTTACCACCATCAAACCTACTTTCAACAACTTTACGTATAGCAAACGTTGAACCACGTGGCATGTTTTGGAAGTTAGGATTACGACTAGATAGTCTACCAGTTGCAGTTACACATTGCATGAACTCAGGATGAATAAAACTATCATCGTCTACATTGTTTTTCATGCCCTCGACAAACGTAGATAGATAGGTACGCAAAGCATTGTATCGTACATACGCTTCACAGAACTCACGTGCATTACCGTCTAGTTCAGATAGCCTATCTTCGAGGGTTACCTTGTCTGTCTTGAAACCTGCAGATGCAGTATCTCTGACTGTACGTGGTATAAGCTTGAACCCTGCTACCTCTCCAGTAGATGTGTAGACTACGCCCTTGCCTATACAATCCTTGCATATACGCTTGGCTTTACCAATGCTGCCGTCTTTCTTCAGTGGTGTTACTCTCCCTGATCCGTTGCACGGCTGACATTGACGACCGATAGTTTTGTACACAATGTCAGTCATTTGTCTTACACATCTTACAAACTCTGTGTTCTTCATACGAGTTCGCATCTTTGGCTTGATTGTGTTGCCACGCATCTCGTGTCCAAGATTGAATGTCATTGACCACAACGCTTTGTCTTTTACTTTGCGAGAGTAAAGCAACATGCTTTTGTCGTCAGGACTAGCTAAGTTGATAGGTGTATCGCCCATAGCTTCTTTTGCCAGTTCGTTCAGTCTGTTCTCCAAGACGTACATTTCATTTTCGTATTCTTTTTCTATTTGGTCTAAGGTATCTAGGTTAATCTTCAATCCGTTGTGTTCTATCCTAGATAGCACATCAGTCATTTCAAATGACAGTTTCAGTGTCTGTTTCATATAGTTCCTCAAATGTTAAGCCAAAGGCTTCTAGTTGTTTTACTGCAACCTCTTCTGTTGCAATCACGTCTGCTATTCCATACTCTTCTACTATCTCTGCAGGAATGTCGAAGAACGTTTTCCCCTCTTTAAGATACGGTGTAACCAAGTCCGTTTCTTTTTGGGTAACGTTATAGCGTTTTGCAAGAGCATCAAGTGCCAAAGACCAACGCCTTCCTTTCGACCGAAGATATTCTGCAACCATCGTATCATATATCACTCCATCATATTTAAATCCACATGCACGCAACCACATGATGTCAAACTTTATGTTTTGTCCGACAAGCACATCAGTCTTGTCCAAATCATTTTGTATTTTATTTACGGTTTCTGAATTGTACCACGTGTCTTTATCTTTGTGGTAGAAAAATTCATAGTTAACATCTTGGTTTAACAACCACTTCCAACCTATTGATACCAAACGGTTATTGAAGTAGGGCAAAGCAGTAGTGCCACCACCTTGTCTGTCTTTGTGAGTAGTTTCTACATCTAAAGTTAACACGTTCATTAGTAGTAAACTCCTCTTGCGATATCTATTTGGGCATTGATCATACCATGCCACCCATTGATTTTATTTTTAGATATACAGATATGTCTGACCACGTTATCCACTTCACTTGAACCAGTCTTGCCTATGCCAATTATTATGTCGGCTTCTCCTGCCTTGCCAGTCTTTGAGTTGTCTAGCATGGCGTAGTCAATGAACTGTCTGTCGTGAGCATCATAACTAGCTTGGCTTACTGCCCAAACAAGACATGTGTTACGCTTAGCTATCTCTCTTGCAGATACATAAGTTTCCTTGAGACGCTCATCTCCACGATTGTATTCGCCTTTTATTCTGAACTTATCTAGCTGATCACAAAACATTATGTCAGGTTTGTTTAGCTTAGCATACTCGTCTACCTCTTCTATGGATGTGCCTACTGAATCCATGATAGTCAGGTATGGTTCTATCTCTCGTTTGTACACCTCAAGCAATTCAAACCGTTGTGCTACCATATCTTCTTTTGTCAGTTCAAAGTATGACTGTATTATTCTTAATTTTATGCGTGCAGCAGGTTCTTCATTTGCCCAATACACCACTTGAAAACCCTGCTTTATGTAAGATGATGCAAGAAAGCAACAAAACGTTGTCTTACCCACTTCAGGTCTTGCAAACAAGATACCTAAGTTGCCACGATCTAAACCTTTGATGTTCTCATTTATTAAGTTGAATGTGAATGGAAAATCATTGTCGCCTGCTACTTCTGTCAGCAGTTCATTTAGATCTTTGTCAACCACAGTGTAAGTTGTTTTGTCACCTATCCTGCCGTCATCTACACTTTCGATCAGCTTCTTTAACTCACCGAACTCATCACTGTCACCAGTGAATATGTCTAAGGCTTTCTCACCTATCTGTCTAGCTTTGTCACGTAACCACAAATTGTTTACTATGTCAGTATGTAACTCATCACTTTCTTTTGGTGCAACGAGTTGTTCAACCATCTCTTGTACACGCTTACGTGCAGAGTCAGGCATGGCAGGATTACGATCATTAAATATTGTTGATAGTTCACTCACAGATAGACTACGATTGTACTTGGTATGTGAATAGACTATCGTGTCGAATATATCTTTTAGTTCATTGTCGAACATAGTCCGATCAATTTTATTTTTTACTTTGTTGAAGAAGTCAACGTTGAGACAGAAACCTAATACTTGTCTGTCAATCGATATAACGCCTGATGAACTCATTTCTTTCCCCTCTTTCCATATCTTTTAAATCTTTGTTCAAAACAATTAATTTAGTTGGAACATAGTTCCGTAGTTTTCTCATCATAATGTATGCCTTAGATGTTGCATCTTTGTCAAGAGCAACAAATACTTTTTTATAATTTTTTATTACATCAATGTGTTCATCGAGTAATGTTGTTCCCATCAATGCCAATCCGAAAACGCTGTCACTAACACAGCAAGCACTAGGGCAATCTTCGACAATAAATAAGTCCAGTCTATCCCTGCCACATACGTAAGGGTATTTGCTTCTTCCATATCTTCTCCATTTTGGTTTCCTTCCATTTAAACTTCTACCAGTTGCATCAACAATCTTGTTGTTGTGTTTAACTAGATAGACAACTCTCTCTTGTTGAAAGTCATATCGTATATCTGCTAATCCATCTAAGTAAGCATCATACGATCCAACTCTCTTGACATATGCTTCAGCTTCTTTGCTACGTGAAAGCGAAACAAACGTATCTGGAACGACAAACTCTGTGTCGCTTGTCTGTTTAGTAAAGCGTTCCTTAAATGCAACCTTTGAGTTCTCTTTTGTAAGTTGCACTCCAGTTGAACCTTTTGTGTGGCAATCAGCGTGAAAGCAGTACCACAATCTTTCAAATCCTGTATCTGTTACACTAAAGGTGTTATGCCTATGACACATAGGGCAATCACCCCTATAACGCCCATAAGATACAACATGTAAGTTTCCCACATAGTTCCTTATCCATTCCATTTCTGAACCCTTACTACACAATAAAAATACTGTCAAACAAAAAAATAATTTGACGTAATTTTAAATCCGTGATATGTGTGTGAAACCCTTTGGGAGATACGCTATGCCTAGACCAAATAAATTATTTAAAGAAACAATGTCATACAATTTGACAATAGAAAAAAAAGATTACGAGGAGCTAAAAAACTTCTCGACAAAAGAAACAAACACGTTTAACATGCAAGTAAGTATTGCAGATCTTATTCGTACATCTGTTAAACTTTACATAGAGGATTTACGTAAAGAATATGAAACAAGAGAAAGAGACAAAGACTGACATAACACAACGTAGCGATGGCATGTGGATTGTCGATGCGAAATTGTCAGCAGTAAGAATAGGATTACAAGATAAAGAATTTGTCAAGCGAGGACACAATCTAGACTACAGATTATGGATTACGTGTTTTGTCGCTAAGTCAAAGAAGGCTTGTGTTGATTGGTTAAGAGACAATATGGTTATGCTAGATAAGCGAAGTCAGAAGTACTCTGTCAATGTCAAACAACATAAGGAAAGCATCGGTTAGTTTTTTCCTTTCGATTAACTGGTGCTTTCAAAGCTATGTTTTCTCCTTAATGCTAGAGGGGAGTGACCGTAAAAAGTCACTCCTCTTTTTTTTTGTTGACAGATGTTTTTAGTTAGTTGTATAAGTTTCCCTGAGTGATATACACTCCCTATACTAAGAACAGTTAAATGAAAGGAAACAGTATGGCTAAGAAAACAGAATGGGAAATAGAGAGAGATAAACTGACTGCTTCACGAGCAAAAGGAATGAAGTCTCTTACTCCTGAACAATTAAGTACACTTGAAAAAGTTTATACAACATTGGATACTGTCTTGTATAACATAAGAGAGATAGACGATATCTATTTGACAGATATAAAAGATATGGATAATTGTATGTGGCAATTAAAGAATCAATTTAATTTGGGGAAAGATTAATGAACTTAATTGAATTAGATAAGCAAATTAAAAAGCATAAAATTATATCTGCATTTAAAGATGGCGTAACAGATGCCGTTG